CTCTTTTTGGTAATCGCTCCACATTGACATTATTGCTCCTAAGTTGTGGGTATTGAGAGATTAGCTATAGTTTTTCTATCATGGCTAACTTTATAAGTACCACCTTTAACTCCCACTAAAAACGCTATATTAGATAGAGTAACTCCCTCTCCAGTTTGGTCAGTATCTTGAAATTCCTCTATAGATATTTTTATAGCTTCACATTTTTGTTTTTTAAAATTAATTCTAAATTGATACTGTGTTCCTTGTGAGGTAGCATACGACCTAGCTGCTGATGCAGGTAGTACACCATCTAAATCTTCTGGATCTCCATAGACACCTCTGTTAGCCATAGTTGGATTAGTACCAGTGTCTCCCCATGCTTGAGAGCCATAATTTGTTGTCCAATATTGAGCATTATAAGGATAAGAATCTGAAGGATTAAGAACAAACCCATCATAATCAGAATCTGTTATAGTAATTATAGACTCTTCTACCCAAGTATCATCATAATTATAAGCTACTCTTACTCTAAGTTGATGGTCTGACTTATATTCTCCTAAAACTAGCATATGATAAACTCTTTGAAAGCCTTGAGTTTGTGCAAAGCTCATCCAACCAGTTTCTAGTTTTAAAGGAACAGGTATGCCAACATCCTTAAAACCTTCAACCTCTTTTAGTAGTTCATTTCTTTTGTTTAAATAATAATATGTGTTATCTATAACAGCGTTAGACTGACCGTCATGATTAGAAAAAGTAAACCACACATTTCTTTCATAATTATAAATAATAGCTGAACTAGAATCTGTTAGAAATCTAACTTCTCCAGTAGTAGCATACAATGCAGAACTAGTTATTTTTAAATGATTATAATCTTCAACAGGCGCACCTATATATTCTAACTGCATACTTCTAGTTATAAGAAAAATACCCTTAGCTGATTTAAACATAATACCTAAAGGGGTTAATATAACTGAGTTTTTATTAACACATCCTATATCTTGAGTTAAAATTGGAGTTTCTATATTGGTAACTTGTCCAGATCTAGTTCTTAAATATGAAGTAAAGTTATTCTGACCACCTGCCACAAAATATATAGAGTTATTCTTAAATATAAATAACTTATCATCCATCCCTTTAAGAGCTGTAATTGGACCCCCACTAACTGGGGTTTCAATAACTAAAGTATCATTAAACTCTGCAGGATAGTCAGGAGTTATTACTTTTGAATATTGCACTATATAAGGATTAGGCAACCCTGCTATAAAAATAATATTCTTATAAGATTCCATTATAGTACAAGATGGAACAGGAGTGTTTTCGAGAATTCCTCCAGTAGTATATAGTAGTTCATTATCGGTTAAATTTGAATCAGATATTTCATCTCTCAAGATAATCCAAACAAAACCCTTATCGTTAAACTGATATTGATATGCATCAGTAGGGTCTTGACCAGAAACTTTATAGAAAACTGTTCCATTATTTGTAGTTCTGTATAACTCTATAATTGGTGATTGTCCAGTTCTATCTGTAATAGTACACATAGGAACCATTACATTTATTCCCTGATAACCTGTATTAGTACTAGTATTTGTAATAGTTACTTGCATTTGTTTAGAAATACTAGATCTATGAATTAAGCCAGAGGCATCTCTCTCTTTATAAATAGCTACATAGTTATAAATATTATCTTTAGCAAATAAGGGACCTGCCGTAGAAACTTCAGTCATGGCAGTATCTCCTCCTAAAAACAAAAATAAACTATAGGGAGACTGAATCCACCCATGTTCAGAAGATATAGACTCTGCATAATTACTAATTAACCCACCAGGAATAAGTAATTGATTAGTTGCTTCAATAGATTGATTAGGAGATTCTGGCTCATACTTAATAACAGAAGCAGCCGCTTGTTCTACATTGTAAAATGAAGAAAATTGAGCAGAGTTAGAATCTATATCTTCAGTTATAATTCTAGTTTGTTTAATGAAAGGAAAAACAACGGCATCAGTTTTTAAGTAAGGTGGTCTGGGAAGGCTAGGAACACCTGTAGGAGAGCCTGCAGTTATTTCTTCTAATAACCCTCCTCCAATACCAAAAGAATGAACACCAACCCAGTCACTATAGTAGCCCAACCCAGTATCAGTACCATCTATACTAGTAATATCAGTAGTCGTTGGAGGAGCTGTGTTATTTAAATAATCTGCTAAACTCAAAAAATAATAAGAAGATTGAAGTGTAGATTGTGTGGTTATAGGTAATATATTTTGACCTGATTTTTCATCTTTATGTATTTCATAAGGGGACCATAAATGTTCAATAGAATCTCCCCATATAGCCCTAAAAGGTTGTGATGCTAATCCGGCTCCGACTACAAAATTCTCGATAGTAACATCAGAAAATGGAGTAATTTGAGAGGTTATATCAGGGAAAAGCTCCCAAGCCCATATAAAAGTTGTAGCCCAAGGTTCTAAATCACCATACGCTACTGTACTCCAATCTCCATTTCTAACAAAGTCATTAGCACCACTAGCAAAATCAGCTAGGGATAAACCAGCAGTAGCCCCACCAAAAGCTCCATTATGTACTATTCTACCTCCAGTAGTTGCATCTATATAATATATTAATCCTGCCCCAGTAGTATCAATACCACTAGCCAATTTTCGAAACTCAACAAAACAATCAAAATACTTATTACTAGCATTTGTATCGCCTGAATCTACTGCAGTATCAAAATAATAATTATCATTCCATTGAAGAGCTATAGATTTGGCAGGACCCCAATCGTAAGTAGCTGAATCAGTGCCTGAGACATTAAAATTTTCCCAACCCCATATTAATTGAAGCTGTTCGTCATATACCCTAACCACAACACCAGGAGCAGCGGAACTAGGAGCAACCCCCCCATGCGACCATGCAATACTAAACTGTACTTCACTGTTACTAAAATCATTAGCATTATTAACTCCTTCTTCTTTTATTTCGCTTATACAAAGAGCATCAGCATAGTACTCATACCATGTAGAGAAGTTATAATAATCAAAAGGTTCATCAGGTGTAAGTGTAAGATTTAAATTAAAACCAGAGTAATTTCTGTTTGCAAAAATAGCTATACCATGTTCTAAAGAAAGTACATCATACATAAAAGAAGTAGAGGCATGGGCGACTGTGGGGAAAGAGAAGACAGGAGTCCAACCCCCATCACCAAAAGCTTCGGTTTGAGCAGTAGAAATAAGTTGTTTCTCATCTTTAGGATTACATCTTTTATAAAATAAATAATCATTAGCAAGATTGTGAGCAAAAATATAAATACTACCAGCATGGCTTAAAATCTTACAGTTTATGGATTCACCATCAGTTATAGAGAATACACCTGTAGTAGTTCCCCCATCATTAGAGTTAAAAGCGGCTGCTAAACCTGTAGAAATATTAACATTTATTTTCAGAGGTACTTGAGTAAACCATGTAGTAGGAATAGGAGTAGAAGTATCAAATGCTGATAAGTATGTAAAACTAGCTCCCCCAGCATCAAGTTTCGTATGAGTAATATATACTAAATCACCCCACACAGCACATTGAGCATTATGCTGAATATAATTATCACTAGATTCACTAGTATCAAAAAAAGACATAGGAAAGTATCGTCTAGTTGTGTAAAGTTTTTCTGTTCCTGCAGTATACCTGCAAATTAAATCTTTAGTTATTACTACAGGTTCCGTAGATACCCCTTTAACAGCTAAAGAGTTAACTAGAGGAGTGTCAAAAGTACTGCCTAATTGTCCTCCAAAATATGAACTATGAGAAGATAACTTATCATAACCATTACGTTTAGATATTTTTCCTATTTTTGTAAACTTAGCATTTTCTAAAACAGTAATAGATCCAGGCAGTTCTTGCATAGGATCTACTTTAGTATTTACTCCTTTTAGTAGGGGTATTTGTATAAGTTGTTTTTGTATAGCCATAATTCACCCCTTAAGGAAAGTTAGCAAAGTATCCAAACCATTGACCGTACCAGTAAGTGTTGGGTATATAATATTTTACAAATAATATACTAGCATAATCTACATTCAAAACTACAGGTGGATATGTAGGTCCCATTGTTATAGAAGCATTAAAATCATGCAATGTTCCTGTAGAACCATACCATGTCATTCTAGATGCGCCAGAACCACCTCCGTAAGCTTCTACAGCAAAATTAAAAGGATTAACAGAAGCATTTCCAGCCCTATCATGAACCCATACAGCATATCCAATGGGAAACATTTGCTCATCTATACCATAAGATGTTGATAAGGTTTTTCCTAATGGTGCTGATACCCATGGTTCTATATCAAAGTATCCTGTTTCTCCTAACAAAAGGTCAGTAGTACCTGTAGTACTATAAGTAGAGGCTAAAACACCGTAATGAGTTTCTTGAGCCTGTACTACCCCTGATGAGACAGCAATATTAGCCATTTTATAACCGTTAGCACCATTATCCTCAACACCAACAAAACTTATAAAATTAGAGTCGGAAAACTTGGTGGGAAAAAGTCCAGGATTAAGACCTAAAGGATAATAAGCAGGAAAACCTGTAATAATACGAGTTTCACTTAATAATGTAGAATCTTTTGAGTTGTAAGACAATGAATCTCTTACACTAGTATCATAATGAGCATCATTTTTTCCAACACCAAAATTCCATACTAAATCTCGCCCAGAGGCTTGACTCATACCAAAATCAGCAGAAGGTTGACCAGTGCCCTCATCAGATGTTAGTCTCTCACCTTCGTATTGTTGAGCATACAGAGAACTGGTATATTCGGTTGCATCTAAAGAATAGGGTTCGTGCATTCTAAAGTAGTTTAACCTTATATCTCTATTATGATATCTTGTATTAAATCCAAAATGTTCTAATTCATACAAAGCCTCACTAACTATCTTACCCACTCCATAAGTTTTATAACGTTTCATATCTAAATCAGAAGTAATTGCAATACCATTATTTGTTCCTCCCCAATCTAAATACTTACCATAATTATTGTGTTCGCTATGATTATGATCATCTATTCTACCTAACAAAGAGTTCCATAAAGCAGCCCAATAGTATAGGGGTGTAGTACCGACAACAGGTAAAGTAAGACTCATATAAGATGCCATTTAATACCTCCTAATTACTAGATAACACTATCCATTTTGTACTTCCATCTGAAGTTATCCAATAATGTCCATAAGATGTGTTTATTACGACATCTGCTGCTAGAGCGCCTCCTCCTATATAATTAGTACTTTTAGGAGATATAGTTATATTCCTAGTACTAGCAGAACCTTTAACATCTTGTATTATAAAAAACTTTCCTCCTCCTACAGCGTTTGTGTACGGAAGATTAATAGTTGTTCCACCAGCAGCAGGTTGAACAGCCATAAAAGAATATCTCTCATATGATCCCATGGAAAAGGTGCTTCTTGATTCTTGCAAAGTAAAGGTTTCAAAATAGGTAGTTTTTGAAGCGACTACACCATTTTGAGTAATTTGAACAGGAGTACCAGCACCAGTTCCTGAATCATGATTCCACCATAAATCGTTTTTCCAAGAATATAAAACAGACTCATTAGTGGGAGCAGGAAGACCAGCAGCATTTAAATCTGTAAATCTAGCATAAGAAAGATTTTTAACTCCGTAAGCTGTTGTACTTGGAGTAAAATCAATATCCCCACTTATTCTTAAAGAACTAGTAGGTACAAGTTTTCCCTTACCAGAACTATGATCGTGATTATCTATAGCTTCTATTGCAGTATTTACCATAGTAGCCCATATAGGACCAATAGTCTTTCCCACTACTGGTAGTGTTAAATTCATAAATTTAGTAACAGCCATTATCTACTCCAGAAAGAGTTGTTAGCTCTATAAACATCACTCACACTTAAAGGACTACCAGCATCTCTATTACTAGCAGCTACTTCTATTCTTCGTTTCATAGCTGCTTTTTGAGCTAATAAAACTTGAACATCACTTTCTTCTTTTTGCAGACATTTTATAGCTGCGTCAATTATCACATACTCAGAATAACCATTTATATCATCGAATGTAGTTGTAGAAGTAGCTGGAGTTGTGCTGCTAAATTGCTG